TGGCGGCAAACCCTCTCGCCTCATCTGGCGTGCATGGGATGCCAAAGGCGGCGAGCAAGCGATCACTCGGTCAGTGCTCGAGACGATCAACAAGTTTGAGAACGAGCTGCAACGCAAGCTCGACTAACGCAGGACTGAGGACGCTATGGCTGTCAATCTGAATGTCATCTCTCAGTTCGATGCGAAGGGCCTCAACCGAGCGCAGTCAGAACTAGACAAGCTGGCGAAGTCGACCTCGAGCATCTCAACGAAACTCTCAGGCGCAGCAAAGGTCGCCGGCGCTGGCATCCTCATCGGCGCTGGCGCAGTCGCTGCCGGACTGTTCGAGATCGGTTCGTCATTCGACGAAGCCTTCGACAACATTCGCATCGGCACCGGTGCAACCGGTCCAGCGCTTGAGGCACTGCAGGCCGACATGAAAGCGGTCGCCGGCACAGTGCCTGCATCGTTCGGCGATGCTGGCAAAGCCATCACCGTCTTCTCACAGAAGCTCGGCCTCACCGGCGCACCGCTGCAGACACTCTCTAGCCAGGTGCTCGAGCTGTCACGCATGACCGGCACCGATCTCGGCGGCAACCTCACAGCAGTGACCGACGTGTTCAACAACTTCGGCGTCGGTGCTGGTGAACAATCGGGCAAACTCGATCTCTTGTTCCGTGCCTCGCAAGCCTCTGGCGTGTCGGTTGCGGAACTTGCCGGCACCATGAGTGGAGCCGGCGTTGTTCTGCGTGAAGTTGGTCTCTCTTTCGACCAGTCCGCAGGCTTCCTCGCCACACTCGCCAAGGCTGGCGTGGACGCTGGCGACGTGATGCCGGCGCTGTCGAAGTCCCTGGCGACTGCAGCCAAGCAAGGCAAAGACGCCTCAAGCGTCTTCACCGAAACCTTCAACGCAATCAAGGGCGCACCTAGCGACGTTGCTGGCGCAGGCATTGCGCTCGACGTGTTCGGCGCAAAGGCTGGCCCGAAACTTGCAGCCCTCATTCGTGAAGGCAAGCTCTCGTATGAAGACATGACCGCAGCCATCGCAGGCGGCGGCGAAACCATCCTCGGTGCTAGCGGCGACACTCAAGACTTCGCCGAGAAACTGACCATGCTCAAGAACCGTGTGTTCTTGGCCATCGAACCCATCGCCACGAAGGTCTTCAACAAGATCGGCGAACTCATGGACACTCTGGGCCCCAAGGTCGACGAGCTCACCAAGTTCATGGAAGAACACAAAGACATGATGGTCATTGTCGCCGGCGTACTCGGCGGCATCATGATTATCGTGCTCACCGCCTACACGATCTCAATGCTTGCTGCTATCGCTGCGACTGTTGCTGCAGCTGCACCGTTCATCGCCATCGGCGTCGCCATTGGAGCAATGGTCGCTGCGGCCATCTATCTCTGGAACAACTGGGACCAGGTCTTCAAGTGGATCATGGACCACAAAGCCTACGCAGCGATCATTCTCATTCTTGGCAGCGTCATCATTGTGCCGATCGTCCTGCTCATAGCGACGATCAAGTGGCTGCAGGCCAACTGGGAAAACGTCTGGTCAAAGATTCAAGCCGTCACCAGCTTTGCTTGGGACAATGTCATCAAACCGATCTGGGACAAGATCTACTGGTACATCCAAAACATTCTCATCCCCTATGTGACCCTGCTGTTCAATGTTTACAAAAAAGCGTTCGAGATCATCATGGCCGTCGTCCAGTTCGCCTGGAACAATGTGATCAAACCGATCTGGGACAAGATCTACTGGTACATCCAAAACATTCTCATCCCATACCTGCAACTTTTGTGGAGGGTAGTGCAGGTCGTGTGGGACGCCATTACTGGCGCAATCAACACCGCATGGAACATCATCAAGGGCGCGTTCTTCAACATCATCAACGGCATCGCCACTGTCTGGGGATTCTTCCAGACCGCCAAGGACATCATCGGCAGCGTGTTTACAAACATCGCCGACGCAATCAGCGGCCCTTTCAAGACTGCCTTCAACTTCATCTCCGATGCCTGGAACAACACCGTCGGCAAGTTGTCCTGGTCGGTCCCTGGCTGGGTGCCAGTCATCGGCGGCAACAAGATTGAAGCACCGAAACTGCCACGCTTCGCCGAAGGCGGTGTCTTCAACACTGGCATGGGTGGCGGCTCTGGTCTCGCTGTGCTGCATGACAACGAGATGATCCTGAACCCTCAGCAGCAGAAGGCACTGTTCAGCGGCAACGGTCTCGGCGGCGGTCCTGCAATCAACGTCACGATCAACACCGTCGCAGGAGATCCCGACGCCATCGAGCGCATCGTGATCGATGCCATCGCGCGCGCTAGTCGTCGAGGCGCAACGGTACTTGTGCCATGAGCCTCGCCAACATGCCAACGCTCGAGGTGCTCTTTGCTCCCTCGGTCGTCGGTGCGAACACTGGCACCCGACTCGTTCTCGATGTCACCGATCCCGGTCTCGACACTGGCACCCTCGGCGACGGCGCATTCTTCTACGACATCTCCACATCGGTGCGGTCAATCAACACAAACCGTGGCCGGCGTCGAGCGCTTGAGCGTTTCGGCACTGGCACGGCAACGATCACGCTGGACAATCGCGACCGATCATTCGACCCAACCAACACTGCCAGCCCGTACTACAACGCCACCGTCGGCGTCACTGGCGTCGTGCCCTCGATCCCGGTCGTGATCCGTGCGACGTGGGACGGCACCACCTACTCAATCTTTCGTGGCTTCATTGACTCATGGGCGTTCAACTATTCAGACGCAGGCAACGGCGATGCCACCGCCACGATCTCTTGCTCTGATGCTTTCAAGCCACTGTCGACAATCATCGGCGGCTTGCCCTCATCGGCAAGCATTTCGTCAAGCGCTACGACCACCTTCGACATCGGTATCTCACAGCCTTCAGACGGCGGCGGCTTCGGCCCCTCTTCGATTGACGTCACTGGCACAGGAACAACTGGCGGTATCAAAGTTTCGGGCGGTGTCACAACGACACCGATCATTGGAACTGGCACCGATCTGCCAGGGCTTCGCATTGAAACGATTCTCAATGCGATCAGCTGGCCCGACAATCTGCGCGACATCGACGAAGGCACCACATTCCTTGCCCCGCAAGATGCAACAAAGACCCCGATTGACATGCTGCAAGAAGCAGCAGCTGCAGACTCTGGCGTCATCTATGTCGACGATGATGGCACGCTCGTCTTCGCCGACCGTGACGCCATCATCTCCGATGATCGCTCAATCAACGTGCAATCGGTGTACGACACCACCGACGCAGAGGGCAAGAAGTTTGTCGACACCTCGATCGTCTATGACGACTCGCTGATCTACAACATTGTCAAGATTGACCGAACCGTCACGAACGCAGTCAACGGCAGGACTCTGACCGGCACCACCGTCATTGTCTCAAACGCTGAATCGATCTCGCTTTACGGTGCACGCACCCTCGCAATCGAGGTGCCAATCGTTTCGACTGTGGGCAGTGACACTTCCTACGGACAGAACGAAGCAAAGGATCTCGCCCTGTTCTTGGCTTCGCAGTATGCGAACCCTGAGCTGCGACCGGAGGAGATTCGCTTTGCGCCCCAGGGCGATCCGTCCACGCTGTATCCCGATCTGCTCTCACGCAAAATTCGCGATCGAGTGACGGTGAAGTTCGCAGTGCCTGGCGGCGGCTCGGCTGTCGAGCGCGACTGCTTCGTTGAATCAGTCGGCCACACCATCACGCCCGGCAACTGGAACACCACGTTCGGCCTTTCGAGCGCCACGTTTTACACCGGCTTCTTCATTCTCGACAACACCAACTTCGGCGTCTTGGATCAAAACAAGCTCGCCTACTAGCAGGAGGACACCGCAATGGGTTCTGGCTACAAAGCATTCACCGCTGGCGCGGTACTAACTGCATCAGATGTCAACAACTACCTGATGGAGCAGGGCGTCATGTATTTCGCGACGACGGCCGCACGCGACACTGCGCTCACTTCACCCGAAGACGGCATGGTTGCCTACATCGGGAGCAACGATTCGTCCGAGGGCCTCTACACCTACAACGGAACGAACTGGCGTAAGGGTCCGGGCTGGAACGCTCCGTGGGGTGTCGTTGGAAGGGCGCAAGGAACCGGACCCGGCACGTCCACATCCGGCACCACTGAAACCGCCGTGTTCACTAGTGCTTCTTTCACTGCTGTGGCCAATCGGTTTTATCGGGTCAGCATTGCCACAACGATCAGCGCCACTGCTGCCGATTCGTACACAATGCGAATCCGACAGGACAGCACCAGCGGAACCGCTTGGTGGGCTGGCAACATCGTCTTCGCCACCGGTCAAACAAAACTGCAAGTTCATCCGATGGGATCTTCGACACTTGCCGTCGGCGATCACACTTTCTTGCTCACTCTGACTCGCACCGCCGGTGTTTCCGCTCAAATCTCCACACTGGAAAATGTGAACATGGTCGTCGAAGACATCGGCCCATCCGGCGCACCGGGCTGATGGCAACCGTCGACGAAGTTCTCAACATTGAGCGCAGCTTCCTCGGCGAAGGTGGCCAGCGTTTCTGGGCTTGGTATCCAGCAGCACCTGGCACCGCTTGGTGCGACATCTTCCAGAGCTACTGCCTCAGCGCTGCCGGTATCCCGACTCACTTCGCATGGGTGTCGGCGCACTTCGATTACTACCGAGCGCAAGGTCGGACCTCTTACGACATCCGCTCAGCGACTCCTGGTGCGCTCATCGCTTTCGAGTGGAATCAAACACCAGGCGGCTACGACCACATCGCAATGGTGGAGAGCGTCGACGCCAACGGAGTCACCGCTATCAACGGCAACGTGAACGGCTCGCGAGTTCAGCGACTGTGGCACCCATTCAACGGCGGCGGCATCGCCGAGGTTGCCTTCCCCGAATACGACACACCACCGGCACCAACGCCCACCGAATCTAGCGAGGCTGACATGTTCAAACTCATCAACACCGACGGCCGCGAGGAATGGTTCGCTCTTACCTCTGGCGGTCAAGCGGTCCACGCTTGGGCCTCAAAGCCTGGCGGCAAGGTTGGGCCATGGGTCGAAGTCATGGGCGGCATCGCCGGCTCAAACCTCTTTGCCGAGAAGCTCAGCGACGGTCGCTTGCGAGTAACAGTTACCGCTGCTGGCGGTCTCTGGCAATCGCATCAGATCACCCCTGGCGGCGGCTGGAGTGCTTGGTCAGATATCAACGCCGGTCGCAGTTAGTGCCATGCTCGCCCAAGCCTCGACGGCCATCAGCGACAGTCCCGGCTTCGGCGCTGCCGAGTGGGTCGCAATCCTCACCGGCATCACGCTTGTGCTCGGTGCCATCACCACACTCGTTGTGCAGGTCGTAAGACTGCGCACCGAGAACCGTGACCAGCACGACCAGAATCTGCGCTCAAACAACGAACGCTTCGACGAACTCATCGGCGATGTGAAACAGATCGGCGGCGATGTTCGTGCCGTCGACGCCAAGGTCGACGCACGCTTCGACGCTGTCACCGACGAACTGCACCGCCATGAGGCTGTGCACCATCGGGGCAAGCGTCGCTGGTAGTTCTTTCCCTCCACAGACGGGCGACTGCATGTCTGATTCAACGCGCACGCACCTAGTCATTCCTGACACGCAAGCCAAGCCAGGAGTGCCGACTGCCCACCTCGAGTGGATCGGTGCCTACATCATTGAGCGCAAGCCCGACGTGATCGTCCACCTCGGCGACCATGCCGACATGCCGAGCCTCAGCAGTTACGACATCGGCAAGCGATCCTTCGAGGGTCGCCGATACAACGATGACATCGAAGCAGCCAACGAAGCCTTCGACATTCTGTGCGCACCGCTTGAGCGCTTCAACGATCACCAGCGCAAGGTGAAGGACAAGCTCTACAAGCCCGAGCTGCATCTGACGCTCGGCAACCATGAGGACCGCATCAACCGGGCGACCAACGATGACCCCAAGCTGCACGGCCTCATCTCCACCAATGATCTCAACTACGAAGCGCACGGCTGGAAGGTGCATCGCTACCTCGAGCCAGTGTTCATCGATGGTGTCGGCTACTGCCATGTCTATGTCCAGCCGATGAGTGGCCGCCCATTGGGCGGCGCAGCGGCAGGTCGACTCAAGCAGATCGGCCACACCTTCACGATGGGCCACCAGCAGACACTCGACTACGCCATTCGTTTCGTCGCTGGTCGAAGTCATCACGGTCTCATCGCCGGCGCTTGCTATCTGCATGACGAGGATTACAAAGGCCCGCAGGGCAACGCTCACTGGCGTGGCGTGATCGTCAAGCACCAGGTCGAAGACGGCAGCTACGACCCCATGTTCGTCAGCCTCGACTATCTGTGCCGGCGCTACGAAGGCGTCAGCCTCGCCAAGTTCACAGCTCACATCTACTGACCACCGCCTGCAGGGAGGCAAATCGTGGACACCCAACCAGGACCGCTCTGGGACTCAGTCACCGCCGAAGCCAACGCACTTGTCCACGGCCCGAGAGGTGCGCTGTACCACCACCCAAGCGTGGACTACTCCCGGACAGCCGAGATCTTTGAAGC